GCCTGACGGCAAGACTGCTGGCATGGCGGGAGTAGGAGAAGAAGGTGATATATGGATGCTTTGCACTCCTGATATACACCGATATCCAATTACATTTGCAAGAGAGGCCAAGCGGTATGTCGATAGCCGTACTGAGCCCCTTCTCTGGAATATAGTTGATAGCAGAAACAAGGCACATCTTAGATTGCTTAAGTTTCTTGGCTTCAAGTTTTTACGTAAGTTAAAACATGGGCCGAACAATATAACATTTATTGAATTTTGCCGTGTGCGTAGACGCTAATGCAGGGGCTAGAGCAGCCGCTCGAGAAAGAGCTGCTCAGAAAGATGCCCTATTTGCTCAAGAAGGACTCAAGTTCTTCAATAAAGAAACACAACTCGCAAGAACACAGAAAAGAAATGTCATAGGTTACTCACGTGATTTAAGTGATGCTTATGCTAGTGCTCTTGCTGCCCAAGGTAAGGGTAGAAAACAAGTAGAAAATGCTGCTCGTCGTTACTTTAGACAGAAAGGTACAGTTAACGAAGGTGGTAGATCTAGAAGATTTGGTAAAGCTAACTTACAAGGACTGCTTGCAGCCCAGTCAGAAGTAGAATCAGTTATTGATAACGTACTACGTCGTAACATGGCGTATGCTCAAGAGGGTGCTGTACGTAAGTTCCAAGCTGCACAAGCTCAAGGCAGAGAAAAACTTGGTATACCAGCTGCATACGGTGCACCTGTAATGATGCCTCCTACAAACAGACTAGGCGGTGCTCTACAGATAGCAAGCAGTGTAGCAAGTATCTACAGTGGCTTTGGTGGTGGCCCACTTAGTTTTCCCGGGCCTAGAACTTTACCTGTAACTCCCGGTATAAGTACTTCAAATCTATTTTCTGGTGGTATAACAGGATCTGCTTTAGGTGCTGCACCGTTTAGTACATATGGTGGCCTGCTTGGAAACGTTAACCCATTTTTTCCTTAAATTATGACATCATCATCATTCGGAACCATAGTAGGTAGAGAACGGGACAAGATACCCGGCTACGGTGTACCAAACTATGCAGAAACAGAACCTGATCTAACAGATGAGGTTAATGAACAGATAAATAAAAATCAGCAAGATACTGTCCAGTTCTATAACGAGATGGCTCAGATACAGAAAGAGCTCGCAGAAAGGCCGCTTGCAAACTTAGCGGCTTTAGCAGACTTTTCTACATCAGCCTCTCGAGCTATACAGACTTTTAAAGATAGGCAGCAAGCACAAGAAGAAATCAACATAGCGATGGATTTCTTGGATAGAAACTCTACTGCTGAACTTAATGAGAAAGAAGGTAAGCTTGAACTAGAAAACTCTAAGTTTCAAAATCAATTAATGAATGAAGAGGGTGACTTAAAAGACTCTGCTCAAAATTTATTAAATAATCTAAACGTAGAAATACCAACAGATATCGGAGTCAAACAGGTACTCAGAATACTAAACGAAAACGGGTATGGATCTAGAACCCAGTTTTTAAATGAAAACGGTGCTCAAGATATTACAGACTCAGAAACATTTATAGAGTTACATAACGCTGCTGACGAGTTAATGATTACCAACTTACTTCGTAGAGCTAGAGCACTTAACATTGATACAAATAGTAGAGAGTTTAGAAAAGCATTTTATACTACTATATACCCTGACATTAAGAAAAGAAGAGAAAACAATATACAGTCTTGGAAAGCCAATGCTAGTAGAAACTTTGAAAGAATAAACAAAAAGAAAACTAGACAAATAATAATTGATACTCTCAAGCCATATACAGACGATGCTAAACTAGATGTAGATGTAATGACTCTTGTTGAGACTGTTCAAAACAGAATGAACTTTGACACACCAAGAGAAGCTATACAGTATATATTTAGCGAGGTTGCTGCTGTAACTGCTGAACCAGAAAAAGAGTTAGACTTACATCATCTAGAATATCTTTTTGATGGTGCTATTTTTGAACACTCTGCTACCAAACAGAAAACTACAATAGCAGATGGTGACTTTAAATTTAAAGATGGTCTTCAAAATATCATGCAAGATGCAGAGATTGCAAGAGCTACTGATGTACAAAATGGTATAAGGGCTGACCAAATTTTAGCAGAGCAAGAGTATAAAGCATTACAAGATTTACACCCTAACGGTATACCACCACAAATAGAAAAGGAGTTTTTACGAGATACAGAACGTAAGTATCCACACTTTGATGCTACTAAATTAAATAGTAACAATGCTAGTATAACAACTGGTGGTGATTATCCTAATGCTGGTAAGCCAGATGCTACTAATCAGTACTATAAAGATTTAGAAGGTGCACTTACAGGCACAGGGCAAACAAAGTTAGAAATGACTAATGACCTTAGATTTCAAGTAGATAAGGCATACGGTGATTTTCAACGTCGAGTGGCTAACCAAATTGCTGTTGGTGTTGAGCCAGAGGTAGCTGAAAGAAATGCGTACAACCAAGTTGAAGCTAACTTATTAGCAGGTAAGTATACATTATCTTCAGTAGAAGAAAGGCAAGGTAGATCTATTAGTCCAGCAGATATTCTTGATGACAGAAACCTTTTAGAATCTGATACAAATACAGTTAGATTTAATAATCAATTTAACTCTATTGCAGAACAAAAAGCACTTTTACAATATAAAGCACATAAGTTGTATGGTGATGTGCCATTTCCAAACTATTTTAAAGGTGTAGTTAGAGGTACTAAAATTAATGCTGAGGACTATGCTGAAGATAGGTTTACATCTATGGGTGGTTATGATGCTACAGGTGAGATTGCTCAAAGGTTTACCCCTAATGAAGATGGAGTTTTAGTTGATAAACAGTTTGGACTTTCTAAGGAACAGCTAAACAAATTTAATATAAAACCGCACCTAACTAAAACTAATATTAACATGCTGCAAGATCCAGAACTAGCAGAAAAGGTATTATTAGGTTTTAGAAAAGAGGGTAATGAACTGGGCACATATCAACCAAACATAGGTTTTGGTAAAAAGAATGGTGACAAACTAACTGTTGCTGAAGTTATAAAGAGAGCTAAAAGAGGCGATAGCAACTGGGGAGTCTTTGGATTTAGTTCACAAGAAATACTCGAAGCTACAAAATCTGGTGCAATAAGTAAAGATGCTTTGTTTAATGAAGAGACACAAAGCCAGATGGTCTTTGAACTTATTAGGCAACGTTCTAACAGAACTAACAGTATTAGAGGTGCTATTATCCAAGCTAAAAGTGGTGGTGAGCAGACGATCTTTGAAGGTGATGAAGACATAGGAAGATGGGACAGGCTGGTAAATATGACATCTGATGAAGTAAGAGCAACTCTTAACACATTTCCTATGTTACGAGATATGCCTACAAATCAGTTTCAGAATCTTACAGCTGGCGTAGTTTTAGAAATAGAAAACATAATTAAAAAAGAAGAAGCTCAAGATGATGCTGTATCAAGAGCCTTAAGAATTGATAGGCAGCTAGCATACTATAATGATTTACTAGGAAAAGCCACTGAAGGAGATACAGGTATTTTAGGTACACGTGTTCTTTCAAAACTAGCTTCTAGGTTTACTATATCACAAGAAAGAATAAGAGAAATAATAGCAGAGCTAGAAGCAAATAGAAAAGTACTAGAAGATGCAAATCCTAATCTAGAAGAATTAATTAAAAGAAAAAAATTAAAAGATGACTGATTCAAATTACTCTAGTGCAGAAATCAACATTGATCCTGAGTATGCTGATTACTTAGCAGATCAGGCTGAACAAGCACAAGACGAGTACGAAAGAGACAGGGATTTTAGAGAAAAATCTCAGTCCACGTTACAGCAACAGGATGTAGTTTCTAAGGAAGTACAAGATGATCCTCGTAATGCTGATAACTGGGGTGCTAAGGCACTCATAAAAGAAGGACAATCTATTTTGTCTGGCGGTCTTCAAGATACAGCTTCTTCTCTTGCTACTTTTCCAGAACGTACACTCGATGCGTTGTCTGGCGAAATGCAAAGAGAAAGGCAAGAAACTGGTACATATAGACCAGAGTGGAGTCCATTTGGAGCGTATGACAATCCAATCGAAACAAAAACATGGTGGGGTAAACAGCTTCGTGGCTTAGTACACTTTGGTACACTTGCACTCGGTACAGTCGCAGCAGCTAAGGCTGCCGCAGCTACCGGTATTGTAACTATACCAGCTGGTTTACTTGCCCTATCAAAAGGTAACATAGTCAGAGGTGCAGCTGTAGGAGCTGTCTCTGACCTTATATCTAAAGAGTCAGATGAACAAAACGCTTTAGGTGCATTACGTGACAGATATGGCTGGATAGATACACCTCTATCTACCAAAGATACTGACCATCCAGTTGTAATGAAACTGAAAAACATTGTTGAAGGTATGGGCATTGGCCTAGTCTTTGACGGTTTAGCTTATACACTTGGTAAAGGTAGTAAAAAAGCTGTAGATCAGATTACAGCTAGAAACAAAAGCTTAGAAAAACAAACAGTAGAAGCTGGTGTTGCACAGCTACGTAAAGGTGAAACAGAGTTTAGAGCAGATAAAAATGCACCTATATCTCAACCACACCAAGGGGCACACATATCCGAGGTTGAACCACAAGTAGCTCGAGATCAGTTATCTGATACACGTAATAAATGGGGCTCAGAAGAGGGTTCTACTGGTAGTGTTACAACACCCGTAGAACGAGAAAGAATAGCCTTAGAAGGCGGTACAGACGACGCTACGGTCGAAAGAATTATGAAAGGTTTGATGAGTAGCGAGAAGTTTGCAAAAGAACTAGAAGCAGCAAAAGGTAACAGACAAGCATTGGTAGCAAAGTTTAGAGAGGCTATAGAAGGACATCAACGCATAACACAGGGCAGAAATGCAGTTGACATGTCACCACAAGAATATTTAAAAGAGTTATTAGAAGCTCAACCTGATATAATTGATGGTGTAGAAGTATGGACATCTAAGAATGTAGTTATCGCTGACCTTGTAATTGGTACATTACTTAAGCAAGTTCGTGATTTAGGTACAGCTGGTAGAGAAATAGCAGATCTTGTTGATTTACAAGACATAGACGGGCCAACTAAACAGCTTGTTGATACTATGCTTACTGCGTTATACGAGACAAAGAAAGCTAGATTTGTAAAGTCTGACTCATTTAGAGAGTTAGGTCTTGGTAAAAAAAGCAAGAAAACAGTAGAAGAAGCGACTCAAGCGTCTATGCAAGATGCAAAAGATTCTATACAGTCTATACTAAAGATTGCTGGCGATGATGCAGATGACAACTTACTCAATGCGTTGTATGAAGCATTTTCTATGATGGACAATGTTAATACATTAGATGACTTTGATAACTGGGCTAGAAAAACTATACTTGGTGGACAGCTAGAAGCTACAAGCCCTAACCGTACAGGTGCGATGATACGTGAGCTAGAGGGTGTAATGACACACAGTATACTGTCAAGTCCTAAAACACCAGCTCGTGCTATTATGGGTACATCTACTGCAACATTCTTAAGACCACTAGCAACAGCACTAGGGTCAGTATTAAGACTACCATTTGATGGTAACGTAGCTGACGTAAGAGCAAGCCTTGCATCAGTAAACGGCATGATAGAAGCTATACCAGAATCGTTTACTATATTTAGAAGTAAACTAAACTCATACTGGAAAGGTGATATAAGATCAGTTAAAACACGTTATGCAGAGTTTACCGCAGCTGATGATAACTGGGAGATATTACGTCGTTGGGCAGAAGATAGTGGCCGTGCTACTGAAGGAGAGCAAGCAGCTTTTCGTATAGCTAACATGGCACGTCAGATGAACAACAGTAACCTGTTAACATACTCTACTAAGATTATGGCTGCAACTGACGATGCGTTTGGTTACATTCTTGGCCGTGCTAAGATGCGTGAAAAAGCTATGCGTAAAGCATTGGAGCTACAAGAAAACGGTTATGCAACACCTAAGATCACACAGGAGTTGATGAGAGCATACGAAGATGATTTTTATGCACAAGTCTTTGACGCTAATGGTAACATTATAGATGAAGCTACCCAGTTTGGTCGTAAAGAAGTAACACTAACACAAGAACTTACAGGCTTTGCAAAAGGTCTAAATGATGTATTTAGTTCTGTGCCTTTAGCTAAACCATTCTTTCTATTCGCTAGAACTGGTGTTAATGGTCTTGCACTTACAGGTAAGTATACACCCGGTTTTAACTTCTTAGTCAAAGAGTTTAACGATATTGCATTTGCTAACCCTAACGATCTAGCTAGTGTAAATAAGTATGGTATCTTCACAGCAGAAGAACTTGCTAACGCACGTGCCTTACAAACAGGCCGATTGGCGATAGGCTCTGCTGTAGTATTTATGGCTGCACAGGCTTGGATGCGTGGTGATCTTAACGGTAACGGCCCAGTAGATAGACAAAAAAGACAACTTTGGCTTGACAGTAAGTGGGAACCAAGAACAATTAAACTAGGTGCAGTTCGTGTTGGTTATGACCAGTTTGAACCGTTTAACCTTATTATGTCTACAATCGCTGACGTAGGCGATGCAAGTCAACTTATGGGTGAAGAGTGGACAGAAAACGAGTTAGGTAAGATATCTCTTGTTGTAGCACAGGCTATTACAAGTAAGTCATATCTTGCTGGAATACAGTCGTTTGTTGATTTATTTGCCGGTCGCCCCGGTCAGGGTGATCGTATTGTAGCTGGACTACTTAATAACCAAGTACCATTAGCTGGTTTACGTAATGACTTAGGTAAATTATTTACACCCTATATGCGTGAGATTAACTCAGGTGTATTTCAGTCAATACGTAACAGAAACCTAATTACTGAAGGTCTTAGTGAGACTCAGCTACCTATTAAGTATGATATGCTAAATGGTAAACCCATAAAAGATTGGGACTTTCTTACACGTGCATTTAATGCTGTAAGTCCTGTTACTTTAAACTTAGAACAGAGTGAAGGTAGAAACTTTCTGTTTGACAGTGGTTATGATTTACGTACATCTACTTATTTTGCACCAGACAGTACAAACTTAACCGACCATCCTATTATTAGATCACAGTTTCAAAGAGCACTCGGATCTCTTAACTTAGAACTAGAGCTTAATAAACTAGCTAAAAATCCAAGAATAATAGAGTCTATGAATCAAATGTATGAAGACATACGCTCAGGTAAACGTGCACAGTTTAATGCTAGAGATTACTACCATAATAGAATTATTGATAGACTGTTTAAACGTGCTAAAAAAACAGCATGGCAGTCAATTAAAGATGATCCAAATGTAGCAAGACTAATTGAAAGGCAACGTCTAGCAAAAATAGAACAGATAAACAAACGAGTAACTACCGCAAACATCCTCAACATATACAAATAAATGGCAACAACATTCGTAGACTACACTGGGGATGGGAACGCTACTAAGTCGTTTTCTTTCCCCTCTATACAAGAGTCTGACGTAAAAGTTGATGTAGATGGTGTCATCAA